CAGCATCAACGGGCGCTGGAAGATGTTCAGCCCGACCTGCTGGCCGAGGTAGTCGTTGCGAACGTACGCACCGGCCGAGGTGTCCGACAGGCCGGTGACCAGGGTCTTCTGACCCTGAGCGCCCAGCAGGTGCTGGAAACCGACTGGGCGGGCCTGAACTCGGTGGTCCTTGGCGAAGTGCCCGCCGGGGACGGTGTCGAGCAGGTTCTTGTACTCGGCCGATCCGACGAAGTGCTGGCCGACCGACTTCTGGCCCTCTCCGGGCACGTACAGCCCGGCGGGGGAGCGCTTCTCCTGGGGGGCGTCCATGCCCACGGAGTCGCCGAGCTCGCGGATCGCGGCGCGGGTCTTGTCGTCGGCCTTGGCGGAGTCCAGTTGCTTCTTGGCCTCGGTGGCCTTCTGCATGGACTCGGTGACGCGAGCGCGCTCGTCGTCGGTGAAGTCGCGGTCTCCTACACCGTCGGCGATGTCGCGCGCGGTCTTGAGGTGCGCCTTCATCTCCTCGATGAGGGAATCAACCCTTACGGTCATTTGATCTTCCTTTACTCGTGAGCGGAATCGGCCTCGAGCCAGAGCAGCTCGAGGTCAGTGCGCAGACGAGCAGAGGCGGTTCCTTGCCGGGCTGGCTCATCCGCCTTGGCCTCTACGGGCTCCTCGGCGGTGGCGGGCTGGGCTGGCGTGGCCTTGCCATCCGTGCTGATTTCTTCTCCCTGGCGGCGGCTGAGCGCGGCCAGGAGATCCTTGGCGAACCGCGAGACGGCCTTCTGGACCATCTCTTCGACGTCGGGCGCCGCGGCCGGTCGCTCGGGCGTGGTCTCCAGCGCCTTGCCGTCAAGGTAGACGTTGGTCACCGTCGTGGCGGCCTTGATATCGAGCAGCTCGGTCCCCCGATGTGCGCCGACCAGCGTCGGGCCGACCTCGAACACGTCCAGCTCGCGCAGCTCGGTGATGTCCTCGCCGTCCTTGGTGGCGCCGGCGGCGTCCTTGACGTCGTAGGCAAAGCTGAAGTCCTTGATCCGGCCACCCTTGAGTAGCCGGTACACCTGCGCGGCCTTCGGGTTGTCCAGATCCAGCTGTCCGGTGACCTCCAGGCCGGCCTCGGTCTCCTGGGCGGACGTGGTGTAGCCGATGTGGCTGAATGGGTCGTCCCAGTCGTGGCTCCACACCACAGGGATCGGAGACCCCTTCTCGGCATAGCCAGCGAGGGACTTGGTGAACGCGCCAGGCATCACGACGTCCTTGACGCTGTCCACGGTGCCGAACACGCTCACCAGGGCGGTGAACTGGCCCTCGGGGGCGTCGGAGGCCTCGGCCACCTTGACCTTCGCCGGGCAGCTTTTGACCCGCATGTGTCTACTCCCGTTTCCGGTCAAACTAGGTTCACGGTCATCTCGCAGCGGCAACCGATCCGCTCCCCCTCAGGGAGGACCCGGTCACCGGGGAACTTCGCGCCATTGGAAAACGCCTGCTCCATCGGCACCGTCTCGCCGTCGAGCAGGGCATGCGACGCACGCGGGTTACTGGAGAGCACCCGCCAGGTCTTCGTGGCCTCACGGCCGGACTTCTCCACGGCCTCCGAGGTGGCGAACCCGGACAGCCCGGTGACCTCGGAGGTGGCTAGCGCGTCCGCGCGCGAGGTGGCGTACTGAGCGAACAGGTCTAAGACGGCCTTCGCGGCGTCGTCCTTGCTCAGCACCTGCACGAGCGCGTCCGCCGTGGCTCCCTCGATGTTCTGCGCGACCAGCTCGGAGTGCGACTTGAGCCAGCCGAGGGTGCGTTCTTGGTCGTAGCCTTCTGGGTCTAGGCCCGCGTCCTTCAGCGTGGCGCGCCCAGCCGAAGCCGTGATGCCCAGCGCCAGCTTGAACAGCTCAGCGGCCAGCTCAGCGATCCAGCGCGGTGCGTCGTAGACGTCGGTCAGGGCCGCCTTGCGCCGCCACTTGGTCGCCCCGAGCTTGCTGGAGATGACCTGACCCTGACGGGCGAAGTATCCGGAGAGCACTTCGGCGGCCTTCTCCACGTGGCGCTCGTCCGCGCGGGCCTTGAGCTGGATCGACTTCGGCGGGGCGTCAGCCGGCGGCTGGTCGGCCCCGTTGGGCACTCCGCCCGGGTCAGCGTTGGCCGGATTCGCATCGGTCGGGCTGGCCTGGCCGCCGACCAGCACGTTCAGCGGCGTGATCAGCTCGTCGCCGCCCTCGAGCTGCTTGAGGTTGAGCTTCGCGCGGCCCTCGTTGCGGGTCATGTACGGCGCACCGATGGCCGTCTGCAACTGCGTGGCCTGGTCCTCGAACGACCCGCGCAACTTCTCGGCCAGGTTGAACTCGACGTAGATCTTGTCCACGTCGGAGAAGTCCGGGACCAGCTGGAGCTCGATCTCCTCGGCGATCATCTGCAGCCACGGGCCGAGGCAGTCCATGTACAGGAACTTGTGCTGTTCCTTGATGTTGGAGTACGTCGCGTGCTCCAAGATCCCGACCATCGACGCGGGGATGTGGTAGGCGGCCGCGACTTCCTCACGAGTCAGCTTGCGGTTCTCCATGTACTGCGCCTGCTCGGGCGTGACCGCGGCGGTGGAGAACTCCATGCCGTCTTCCAGGATGGGCGTGCCGCCGGTCTGCGGGCCGTCCCCGGTGTACTGCTGCTGCCACTGCAGCCGGAAGTTGTCCCGCGCCTCGCGCGACCAGCTCCCCGCCTCGACCGGGCGCTTGATATAGCCCGAGATCCGGGCCCCGTTGCTCCACAGCTGCCGTCGGTACTCCCCCGCCTGCCACTCCTCGGCCAACAGCGACCGCAACGTCTCGATCGGCGAGCTGCCGTAGCGCATATCGGTCGGGTTGTAGCCGTGGAAGTGCACAACCTGGTCCGCCGGCAGGATCTTGCGGCCCTTCGCGCCCCGGAACTCGTACGCCTCGGCGTAGAAGGGGTTGTCCCCGATGGGGATGATCTTCGTGGGGTCCAGCCGAAGCAGAGCGGGCTTCTTGTCCGGACCGTTGAACTTCAACCAGAACGCGTTGTCGTAAATGCCCAGGTCAGAGACCAGGGCCTCGATGGTCCGGTACCTGGTGCTGTATGGGCTCGGCTGCGACAGCAGCTCGGCCAGCGGGTGCTCAGTGAGGCGCTCGCGGTCCGCGTCGGACACCCGGCGGAACACCTGCACGCCGAGCTGGGCGATGTTGCGCGCCAGGAACGACACCACGGTCCGGATCTGCGGCTGGGTGCGCCAGATCGTGGCGTAGTCGTGGTAGGTCTCGGGGCTGATCTGCACCGACTGGATCCGGCGCGGCACGTTGGCTCGATCAACCGAGCCCATAGCGCCAGCGGACACCACGAAGGCCACGGCTACGCCGCCCCATGGATCTGGATGAAGTCGACCCGCTCGCGGTCGATCACCACTTCACCATCCATCGGCACCGGCTCCGCTCCCACCTCGTGTAGCCGGGCGTCTTTCAGCACCACATTCCGGCCTCTGCGCGCCCACAGGACGCCCTCTACGGCCTTGTCGCTGGTCAGGTTCACCACGACGCGCCGACGCAGCCCCAGGCGGTCTGAACGGGCCTTTTCCAGCACTAGCCAGCCGGCCAGGCCGAGCACGACGACGGTTTCCACCAGGAGGATGACGGCGTCAGGCATGCCGGGCCCCCTTTCATACGATCATCAGACCGTCGGTTTCGTACGCGGAGACCCGCGGTGGCTGGTGGTGCATGGCCCGAGCCATGGCGGTAGTCAGCGCCGAAACGCCGTCGATCTTGTCGAACGCCGTGCTCTTGTCCGGCTTCACGTTCCCGGAGGGGTCCATCGCGACGGCCAGGTTGTCGACCATCCACCGCGCGACCGGGTTACCGCCGTGGCGCAGCAGTGGAACCTTGACGGTGCCCTGCATCAGCAGCCGCTTGACCTCCTTCAGCGGCGGAGACAGCGATCCGTAGCCCTGACGGACCTCCACCAGCGGCGCGCCGGCCGTCGTGAGCCGGTTCGTCAGGTCCGTGGCGTTCCACGGGTCGTAACCAAGCTCCTTGACCTGGAACGTGTCCAGATCCTTCTCGATCTGCGCCTGCACGAAGTCGTAGTCAGTGACGTTGCCCGAGGTCGAGCGCAGCCAGCCCTGGCGCTTCCAGGCGCTGGCCGAGCGGTTTGTGCGCTTGTCCAGGTCTGCGATCCGGTCCTCCGGGGCCCAGAACCGCCAGAGCACCTGGAATCCGCCGGCATCGTCCGGGAACACCCAGCACAGCGACGTCAGGTCGCTCGTGGAGCCCAGATCCAGACCGCCGTAGACCACCTTGCCGGCGAGCTTCGACTCGTCGACCATGCCGGCGTTGCGGTCCCACTCGGGGAGCTCCAGGTAGCGGGTGGTCTGCTTGGTCCGGATGCCCAGGTGTAGGCGCAGGAAGCTGCCCAGGTCGGCCGGGTCGTTCTTCGCCCGGGTCGCCGCGGCCTCGAGCGCCGAGCGCGTCGGAGTGATCGGGTAGCCGGGGTTCGCCTTCGCCCAGGTCGCGGGCGAGAACGGATCGTCTTCGGGGTCGGCCGCGAACACCACGCCGAAGAACGCGGTGTCGGCAATGGTCCGGTCGGCTACCTGCTCGGCATAGCGGCGCTTGTGCGCGTACACCGACTCGGGCTTGCCGTCATCGGCGGTTGTGATGATGAGGACCAGCGGCTGCGACCGGGCGACGGTACCGGTCTCCACGGCCTCGACCACTGAGCCGTTCTTGTGCGCGTGCAGCTCGTCGATACCCGCGGCGTGCACGTTCGCGCCGTGCAGCAGATCTCCGATCGAGGCAACGACCTTCATAAACGAGCCGGATCCGGGGTGCTGGATCTCGTACTGGCGCGACTTCACGCCGGCGTCCTTCAGCGCCGGCGAGTGCTCGGCGAGCAGCTTCGCGGGCTTGAACACGTGCCCCGCCTGGTCCTTCGACGCGGCCACGGCGAGCACCTGGGCGCCCGGCTCTCGATCAGCGAAGGATAAGTAGAGCAAAAGGCCCGAAACGATGGTCGTTTTGCCCGCCTTCCGGGGCACATCGACGTAAACCTGGCGGATAATCCGCTGCAGATCGCCGTCATCGTCCGGTGCGCACCATCCGAATACCGGCGCAATCAGGTGCGCGACCTGCCATGGTGCCGGGTCCAGCGGGCGCCCGGCCCATTTTCCCTGGGTGTGGCGCAGCAGGCGCATCGACGCAACAACCCGATCTACCCGCTCAGGCAGGAAAATGGCCCCTGGAACGTCTCTTGGCTCGGGCGTACGCAGCAGCGGAGGACATTCGGGTATGCCGAATCCGCGATCTTCCAGGTACCACTCCACCTCCGGGCTAAGATCAGCCTGTCTGCGAGGCGAACGGGTTGCCGTTGTCACCCTGGGCGTCCTTCTGGGCCGGGATTCGGGCCCGAGACGCGAAACTCATGCCCAGCTGCTTGACGTACTGGAGGAACATCTCCGACTGCGCGCGGAACTCCACGCCGGCGGGATTCTTCCGTGACCCACCGTTACGCTGGTCCTCCACTGCGATGTCGAGCTCCATCATCGCGTCCGACGCACGACGAGCGGCCAGGAAGTGCCGCAGCGCCAGCTCGACAGCGGGCCCGTCGGCGGCGGTCATGAGGCCGGCGCGGTCCAGGAGCGGGACCATCTGGTCCCAGAGAGCGACCATGTTCGGGTCATCGTCCGGGAACCCGTCCGGCTTCGCGGCTGCCTGCGGCGTGACCTTGTCGGCGGCCGTTTCAGGCCCGCTACCAGCGGTGATGGGGCTAAGATGGCGAGGCAGCTTCAGCGCTCCGCGGTCACCCACCGTGTCCACCACCCTCCGTGACTAATCGAGGCGACGTCACTATGCGTCACCGATCTTGGCCGGTCAAAGATCAAAACGGTCGAAACTATGTGCGTGGCA